GAACAAGGAGTAAGACACAGCGAAAACGGCGCTTTTGTAAACGTTCGTAACTTTAACTTATGGATTAAAGAATACAGACAAAAAGAACAGCTTAATAAACAAAAAGGTATAATAACCGACTATCAACACCATAAACAAAACCAAAAAGCAATAGCTAATACTATTAAGAAAGCAAAGCAAATATGAACTACAGGGCTTTATATATAAAAAATGTTTCTGCAATACCTAAAGGCTGGGATATACACCACATAGACTTTAACCACGATAACAACGATATAAAAAACTTAATAGCAGTACCTAAAATAGTACACACAGTTATACACCAATGCGGCTATACACCTAGAAAAGAAATAGAAAACTTAATAAAACTATACGAAAAACATAAACTAAAATAGATATGAAGAAAGGACAACTAAAAACAGAAACAGTTAAAATACTTAAACTAATAGTCAAGCATATTAACGAAAGTAATGTAGACTACGATAGCGACAGCTTAAAGCACTTATTAAGCGAAGCTATGGCATACTACGACTTGTACTTATTAAAGAAAACTAATAATAAAATAGAAGCGCAAAAGCTAGAACAAAAGCTAACGCCTAAATACGAAGAAGGTCTACGCGCAGCTATTAGAGAATACCTAGACGAACTATAGATATGCAAATATTAGTATGTATAATTCTTATACTAGCTATAATGTATACAGCACTTACGCTATACTTTGAATATAGGCTAGATAAAAAGAATAAAGAATGGCACGAAAAGCTAAAACGCACGCAAAACTTAAAAAAGAACTAGACGCTGTATTTAGCAAGTATATACGCTGGTACTACGCAGACGCTAACGGCTATGTAGAATGTTATACGTGCGGACAGGTAAAGCCTGTAAAAGAAATGCAGGCAGGACACTTTATGAGCCGACGCCATACTAGCACGCGCTGGGAAATGAATAACGTAAGACCACAGGACGCGCGCTGTAATATGTTTGCGCAAGGCGAACAGTATTTATTTGGACAAAAGCTAAAATCAGAAATAGGCGAACAAGCAGTAGAAGACATAATAGCGTTAAGTCGTAAAAGCGTAAAGTATAGTAAAGCAGATCTAGAATACTTAATAGAAGTATATAAAGAAAAGCTAAAAGAAATAACCTGTTAGTAACTTTGTTAATAAGCTGAATACTAATTACTTGTATTTGTCTATTTAATTTGTATAATGCGCTATGCTTACCGACAAGCTAGCAAAAGAACTAAAAGAAGTAGCAAGTAACTTTATACCTGCTAACGATTTAGACGACCTTACCCAAGAAGTTTTCCTATACTTACTAGAATTACCTGCAGACAAACTAGAACAGCTAGTAGCAGATAACCAAATAAAATACTACTTCATAAGGTTATGTAAAAATAACTACTTTAGTAAGACTTCTAAATACCACTATAAATATAGAAAGCCTGTAGAAAAGATTACTTTTACAGACAGCAAGCTACACGCTGAATATATACAATACCTAAAACAGGACGCAGTAGGCTTATATTTTAATACAGATATAGAAGACAGCGATCTAATACACAATATACTAGCAGAGCTATACTGGTACGAACGCGAACTATTTAAACTATATGTGTTAGGTAAAGTAAAAGATAGGGGCTATACATATAGCACCCTTAGCCACAAAACAGGTATAAGTCGTATGTCTATATACACTACGATAAAAGGCGTAAAGCGTTACGTACGCAAGCGCTTAAAAGAAATAAGAAATGATATATAAAGAACTAGCACAGCTTATAGACTACGATATACCCTGTATAGAATTTTACAACGAAGAAGGCGAACTAGAATACTTAGCTACATTAGATAACTTTGAACTAGAAGACATAGATATAATACTGCACGATAAATACGAGCCTTTTGGAATAATAAAACTTAAAAGAAATGCGAAAACCAAACTTAATGGTAAAAGCCTACAACCTCCTGAAAGCAAGCTATAAGCACGCTAAAAACGATTTTGAAAAGGCAGATCAAGTTTTATATAATGATAGAATACATAGCTGTAGCCGTTGCGACTTTTATAGCGACGACGATAATAGCTGTAACGTATGCGGCTGCCCTATTGCTACTAAGGCTAGCTGGAAAAGTGAACAATGCCCTAAGAACAAATGGTAGAATTTTTAAAACACATATTCGGCTTTTGCGGCGAACCACACTTAAACGTATTTCATATATTACTAGGCACGCCTGCTATATCTTATATAATATACAAAGTAAAAAAGTTAGTATGCAAATCACACAAGAACAATACATAAGAATACTAGAAGTATGGGAAAAGTGCAAAAGCGGCAAATGCGAAACGCACAAAGACAAAGCAGAACTAATAACAATATATAACGAAATACACAATACCAAATATAAAACTACTACAAACTGCGGTAGCTGTTTACGTTCGGTATTTGTAGGCATTAAACACATAGTAGAAAAATGGCAGTACCCAAATATTACATAGGTAAAACACATAAGTACGAAGCAAGTAAAGTAGTAGAAGACTTTCAAGGCGACAGCTATAATTTAGGAACGGCTATAACATACTTACTACGCGCAGGTAAAAAGCCAAACAACCCTAAAGAACAGGATATACGCAAGGCTATAGATCATTTGCATTTTGAACTTAACAGAATAGCTGCAGATAAAGAAACAGAAACAAATTTAGTTTATGAAAATACAAATGTTACGTATTGAAACAATACGAGAAAATAAAGATAACCCACGTATAGTTAACAAAGCTAAATACGAAAAGCTAAAGAGGTCTATACAGGAGTTTCCAGAAATGCTTGAACTACGCCCTTTAATAGTTAACGAACATAACGTTATACTAGGCGGTAATATGCGCTATAAGGCTTTAGTAGAATTAGGCTATAAAGGAGTACCTGTAGTACGTGCAGAATACTTAACAGAACGACAAGCGCAGGAATTTATAGTAAAAGATAACCTAAGCTACGGCGACTGGGATTTTGATATACTAGCTAACGAATGGGATAGCGTAGAACTTGAAGACTGGGGCTTAGACGTATGGCAAAATGAAGACGACCTAATAGCGCACGAAGAAGAAGAAACAAAAGAAAAAGAAGTAAAAGAAGTATGCCCTTTATGTGGCAAATAATTACAAAATGCAACACCTATGCAGGATAGAACAGAAAAAGGTAAACTAGCTATGTTAGAAGCATTAGAGCAAACGCTGGGCGTAGTTACTACTGCGGCAAAAATGGTAGGTATAGACAGGGTAACACATTACAGGTGGTTAGAAGAAGACGAAGACTATAAGACTGCAGTAAAGAGTATAGACGACGTAGCTATAGACTTTGCAGAAAGCCAGCTACATAAACAGATTAAAAAAGGTAGCACTTCGGCTACTGTATTTTACCTAAAGACAAAAGGTAAAAAGCGCGGTTATGTAGAACGCCAGGAGCACGAATTAAGCGGCGGTGCTAGACCTATTAATATACAAATTGATATTGACGAGGACTAGGTTAACAAAGAAGCAAGGACAAGCGCTAAAGTACTTACACGATAAGACTACTACAGAAGTACTATTCGGCGGTTCTGCAGGTGGCGGTAAGTCTTACTTAGGTAGCGTATGGCTTATATACCTTTGCACTAGCTACGACGGTATACGCTGTTTAATGGGTAGGAGTAAGCTAGACAACCTAAAGAAAACAACGCTTAACACTTTCTTCGACGTATGCAAAGAATTCGAACTAATAGCAGGCGTAGACTACACCTATAACGCACAAAGCAATATAATAAAGTTTAACAACGGTAGCGAAATAATACTTAAAGACCTTTTCCAGTACCCTAGCGATCGTAACTTTGATAGCTTGGGTAGTTTAGAAATTACTGCAGCTTTTATAGACGAAGCTAACCAAGTAACAGAAAAGGCAAAGCAAATAGTAAGCAGTAGGATACGTTACAAGCTAGACAAATATAACTTAACACCTAAATTACTACTAACCTGTAACCCTGCTAAAAATTGGGTGTATAGTAACTTCTACAAGCCACAAAGGGAAAACAGGCTACCAGAATACAGAAAGTTTATACAAGCGTTAGTAGACGATAATAAGCACATATCTAAACACTATAAAGAGCAACTGCTAAAGCTAGACGAAATAAGTAAGCAAAGGCTTTTATATGGTAACTGGGAGTACGACGACAGCGAAGACAAGCTAATAAACTACAACGCTATACTATCTGCCTTTGAACTAGACAATACACCTACAGGCGATAAGTATATAAGCGCAGATATAGCGCGCTATGGTAAAGACAAAACCTGTATAATACTTTGGAATGGTTTACGCGCTGAACAATTTGTAGTAATAGACAAAAATAGCGTAACAGAAGCCGCAGAAGCTATACGAAAACTACAGCAAGCTAACGCAGTACCACTACAAAACATAATAGTAGACGACGACGGCGTAGGTGGTGGCGTTACTGATATATTGCGCTGTAAGGCGTTTAGGAACAATTCTAAGGCACTTAAAGGTGAAAACTATATAAACTTAAAGACGCAGTGCTATTATGCGCTTAGCGACGCTGTAAATAAGTCGCAGGTATATATAAGCACTAATAACATAGCATACAAGAATTTTATAGTACAAGAATTAGAACAGGTAAGACGTAAGAATTTTGACAAGGATACAAAGCTACAGCTAATAAGTAAAGACGAAGTAAAAGCAGCTATAGGCAGGTCGCCAGACTTTAGCGACGCTTTAGCTATGCGTATGTACTACGAATTAAGACCGCAGGGTAAGTACTATGTGCAATAAAAAAAAGGGTAGCTTTTATACTACCCTCTTAAAAACAATGAATAGCCTAAAGGAAAGGCTAGCTAAAATATGGAGCGGCAATATACTCAAAATTGAATTTTTATATTTTATATTATGGAATTAGTTATTAACAACGAAACGTACTATATACCTAACAAATGGAACGAAGTAAGTTTAGGCTGTTATATGCGCTTTATGGAAGCGTATAACGAAGAAGATACAGACTTACAAAAGGAAATAGTACTACTTTCTAGTTTTACAGGCGCACCTATAGAAAAGCTAGGTAACATAAAGAAGAAAATGTTAGACCAAGCAGTAGAACAGTTAGCTAAACTAATGGACACAAAGGTAACAGAAGACGTTAACCTAATTATAGAAATAGACGACGTAGAATACGGCTTACATCCAGATTTACATAACTTAAAACTAAAAGAGTTTGTAGATCTAGACAATAAGCTAGCCGAAGGCTGGGAAAATATGCATGCAGTAATGAGTATATTATACAGACCTGTAGTAAGTCGTAAAAAGGATAAATACAAAATAGAGGAATACGACTATACAACTGCTAAAAAGCGTGCAGAACTATTTAAGGAAAACCTAAGCGTAGAAACGGTTAACGCGGCTGCGGCTTTTTTTTTAGCTATAGGAATAGACTACACGAAAATTACGCAGGTATATTCAAAGCTGAACAGGAGAACGAGGAGAAAACTTACAAAACAGAAGAAGAATTATTTAACGAAAGGTACGGCTGGTACGCTATAATATACAACCTAGCAAACGGCGATCTATTAAAGTTTGACGAAGTGCTAGAAAAAACAGTAGACGAATGCTTTAATTTTATCATGTACCAAACAGACTTAGCACATATAGAAAATAGTAGAAAATGATATTAGATAATAACCAGATAAGCAGTTTAGGTATAAAGTATATATACAATAGACTAAGGCAAACTGCAGATACTATAAGTAGTCAAGGCGCACAGCATATACGCAAGGTAACAGTAGGCGATATTTTCGAAGTAGAAGCAAAAGCTAAAGACTACCCACTACTACACATAGCTACAGAAAGCGCAGCGATAGATACAGGAAGGGTAGTATATAGTTTCCAGCTTATACTAATGGACTTAGTAAGCAAAGACGAAAGCAACGAAGAAGACGTGTTAAACGACACTTTAGAAACGTTAAAGCACTTTCTAGCATATTTAAGAATGGGTGTTACAACCTACGGACAAACGCCAGAACCAGAAGACGCGGCTAACATGATAAGGCTACAAGAAAGCATAAGCTGTGAACCTTTTACAGAACGTTTTGACAACGAAGTAGCAGGCTGGACGGCTAACATACAAATAGAAGTTATGTACGACTTCGACTACTGCAACGCTTAACCTATGATTTTTAGCGACTTATACAAAAATCGTAACAGCGAAGTAGCACAAACAAGAAGTAATATATATATACTTATTAGTATTATAGTATATATAAATAGTAATATAGTAATATAATAATATAAGGATAAATGGCAACGACAGTAACAACGGCTACTTTAACTGTAGCAGTACAAGAAACACTAACACTTAACGGAACGGTATACGATCAAACGGTAAGTAAGTCTATTAGCGGCATAGGTAACGTATCTAAGCGTATACACACTATACCTGCTTCGACTACAGTAACCTTAGCTACATTTGCTAGCGCTGGTACAGGTTCTAACTTTGACGTAGAAGACTTAAAGTATATGCGTATAACAAACTTAGACGACACAGAAAACTTAATTTTAACTAAGGCTTTTAACGCAACGTCTGCAGGTACAGAATTAAAAGCTGGCTGTAGTGTTACATACTTTACGCCTAACGGACTAGGCGCTACAAGTAAAGCAGGAATAACTACACAGGACGATATAGAAACTTTGTTCGTACATAATGCACATGGCGGTAACGCTGTAGACTTAGAAATTATTATAGCTACTGCATAGTGCAAGTAAAAAACACGCATAAAGTCTTTAACCTATTCGGTAAGAAAGTAGTAGATACTGCTAAAAGTATACTAAAAGCAAAAGGTAAAAATGCTAGCGGTAAATTAGCAGATAGTTTAAGTTACGACTTACACGTATATCCTAGCGGCGCTTTAGAACTTAGTTTTAAAGGTGCAGGCTACGCTAAATTTGTAGACAAAGGTGTAAAGGGTAGTAAGACTAGCGCAAAAGCACCTACCAGCCCTTACAAGTTTACAGGAAACAAAAAAACAGTAAACATAGGCGCTATAGATAAATGGGTAGTAAGAAAAGGGCTTAAAGCAGCACGTAATGAAAAAGGTAAATTTATTAAACGTAAAAGCCTAGTAGGCGCAATAGCTAGAAGTATATATTTATACGGAATAGAGCCTACTAACTTCTTTACAGGCGCAGTAGACAAAAACATAAAAACTTTACCGCCACAAATAGCTAGAGCCTACGCTAACGACGCGGCTAAATTCATAAGAACAGTAACAAAAGATATATAACAATGGCAGTAGAAGTAGTACAAGCGCCTAACGAAATGGTAATACCTGCATATAGCGATAT